ATGCGTTGTTTCTGCAGATGACATAAAAGAAAAACCAGAACGTCTATTTTTAAGATAGCACATGCCGTAACATCTTTTATCTGCTTTGCAAGCTTCCCAAAATATAAAGAACAAACGGTTAGACTCTCTAAAGTTAGGGTGGCCTACGTCAATTTTAGTCCACTGTAAGTACATATAATGAGTACCTGTAATATATGTAGGATTGCCATTGTTATAAAACCAAAAACCTTCCTCTCTGAAATTAAATTCTTGATCAATGTAATCGTACCACTTTTCTTTAAAGTCAGATGGATACTTTTCCCAATCAAAAACACTTTTTATTTTACTTAATTCTTTTGGGTATTCTGCCGCTTCCCAATACTGTTCGCTTTTTTTATCTGAGCGTTTATGTACGTTTTTTGCTGTCTTAGGTAAAGCGATCTTAAGATTCTGGATATTATATATTTCTCCAATCTCTCCAGTCTTACTAATAACCACGATATCATGATCAGCATTGTAACCATATTCCCATTTTTTATAACGGTTCATACGTTTCACAATCTTTGGATTAACGCAGTCCGTTTCTATTTTATATAAAGTTTGCTTGTACATAACTATTTGGATCTACCTTCTGCAAAACCTCTAAACGATCTTTCTTCCTTCTTGTCGTTTTTTGGTTTTTCATTCAACCTTTCCTCTTCCTCTTCAATCCTTGTAAGTATTTCAAACGCATCAAATATAGCTAGCTTTTTAGTAGCTGCTGCGTTTTTTAATCTGTCCGCTGATAAATCGTCGTCAGAATCAACTATAGCTTCTTTAGCTACTTTTATTAATTCCTCAACGGCCTTTTGCCCAGCTTGGATTATACTCCTTTTCGTCTCCTTTGTATTCATATTTGATTGTAATATCATTAGATTTCATACAGTAAACTCTTTCCCCGTTAAAAACAAATTCAAATTCACTGTTCTTAGAAAACCCAACTAAGTCACCAGAGCTTATTTTAAGAGCTTCTAAGGAGCTATTGCTATATTTTAGTATACCAATATGACTTCTTTCTTTTTCTGTGCTAAAACAGCTTGTTTCTTCTAAGGGCTTTACAAAGCAATATTCAGAATTAGCATGCCATTCACCGTTTCTTTTGTAAGCATATATTTGAGAAACATTTGCGAAGTACATATCGTCTTTAAAAAAACTTCCACTGTTTTTCTCAACTCCTCTAATATCGTAAAATCTTCTAAATATATTATGGTGCACTATTACTTCGTCACCTTTTTTAATATCTGTTTTAAATGCTAAAGGAACTTCTAAAACTATTGCTCTCTTACTTACTGATCGGTGATCTTCTACTTTTGTATTTGTTATTAAAGACTTATCACCTACTTTTACCGTGTTATCGTACCTTTCATTTTTAGGCTTGATAATAAAATTGCCTAAGCCTTTCATCAATATTCTAATTCGTATTCAACGGATATAGCCATGTTAGAATTAAACTTCTTCCATGGCATTACCTCGTCATTCTTTTTTATGTAAATACTATAAGATCTATCATCTTCACTAAACAGTATAGCTGTAATAGTATGGCCTCCGTAAACTGATTGACCTACAGCGTAGTGCATTGCGTCGTTTTTATAATCTGAGCCTATACTTATTTTTCTGACTATAGTGTTCATAATGATCTATTCTTTTTCAACTTCTGTATACTCACCTGTTTTCAAGTCAATTTGTACTTGCCCATAAGTTTCTTCTAACCCTTTTTTAAGGTTTTCTGATTCTTGAACCAAACCGCCTAGCTCTGTAGCTAATACATTTTTTTGAAATTCCAAAGAGCCAATATTTGCTAAATACGTTTGTTGCGCATTTTGGTTTTTTACAACCGCCTCTAGTTCTTCTTTTGTAATTTTGTTTGTTTTAACTGCTTCCATTTTTTATTTAATTTAATTGAATTTATATAACTTTATATTCACTTACTTTTTTGTTTACTTACTTTGTAAGATTATTTTTCTTTTCATACGACCTAGCTCCTACTAAACCTAGCATACCAAACAATACCTGCATTGTTACCGTAGTATCTATTTTTGGAAAAGTAACAACCCATCCCTTCACAGTAAATACAAACCTCATTAAAGGTTCTATAAAAACAGCGTACATTAAGCCAATACCACAAACCCAGCCAATAAAAGGCCTCCAGCCTGCTACAAATACCGATCTATGCGTAGCTTCTGCTTCGTTTATTTTAGTTTGCACTTCTGCTAACTTTCCAGCCATCTCTAATTGAGCGTTAGGATCCAGTTCTTTTCCTTTAACAGCTTCTCTAATATCTTTAGCTAATTGCCCAATACCTTTAGTTCCGCCTCCGAATAGTTTTGCTATAAAACTCATTGTTTATTTTTTCTTTTTCTTATTAATAGCTTTTGCTATATCTTTGCCTGTAGCATATTTTCTAACCTTTGGAGTAGCGGCTCCTCTAGACACACTAAAAGACTTTGCTCCGTTGAACATAGAGAAATCACTTTTAGTTCCTTTTTTATGACTTGCTTTAAAGCCTGGATAATCTCTTTCTAAAGTTTTAGCTATATCGCTAATCTTTTTGCTAATTGGCTTTCTTTTTTTGTTTTTTGTTTTCTTTGGATCTGGTATCATACTAATGATTTGTTTTTAAATTATATGCTATACACTTTTAGCATCTCCATCTTTTAAGAGCCGCTGCTTTTCTGGTTGGTCTACCTTTACTGTCTTTCAACGGTCCTGGCATACCACTCATTCTTGCACAGAAAGACTTTCTTCTTTTCGCGTCTTTACTACCTGCCTTTACTTTTCCTGTAACAGCGGTTTGAAGCTTGCTTCCTGGATTCTTTTTTCTATAAGCAGCTACTCCTTTTTCAGTCATACCCGCTCCTTCTTTCGTGGACAAGTAATTTCTACTTTTACCTTTTGTTGTTTTTCTAATTTGTTTCTTAGCCATATTAGTATTTTTTCTTTTTAGCTGCTACTTTTTTACCTGTTTTATTAGCGTAAGCTTTTGCTGCTGCTTTTCCTTTTGCTGTATAAGCAAACTTTTTAGTTCCTACTTTTGGCATAATGTTTATTTTTTACGTTTTAATGATGAAGTTCTTTTACCCATACCGGTTCTTTTCTTTTCAGCTACTGCTTTTTTCTTTTCGGCCGGTGACATTTCTTTCCAAGTTTTAGGCGTTTTACCGCTTACTCTTTTACTTGGTCTACACTTCTTAGTGTTTTTGTTTTTAGTCGAGCCACAAACGTTTCCTTTTTCGTCTGTCCATTTTTCTTTAAACCATCTTTTTAAAGCAGCTCCTTCTTTAGTTTTACGCACAGCCATTATTTTCTACTTTTAGCTTTTCTGCATTTAGCAATAGCCCCACTAGCGTAAGCCGACGGAAACACCTTGTAAGATTTTTTTATTTTAAAATAACAAGCGTCTTTATTTGTTTTTTTCTTTGCTGGCATAATTTATTTTTTAGCGTTATCTATTTCGAGTGCTTTAACAACGTATTTAAGCTGATCAACATCGTCTTGTAAATACATTATCCTTAAATCTTGCTTAGCATCATCAGGCAATGCACCCATTTCTCCTCGAGGCCATTTAATTCTAAACTCTTCATTTAGCTCTACAGCATCTTGCATTCTAACTATATCTAATTGTAGTTGCGCTATTTCAGCCGTCAATGTAAACCAAACACTTGCTATTGATACAATACCTGCAACTGCTCCGATAATCGCTTTTACATCTAAAGAAACTTTTGATTTTTCTGAAAACTCTGCGTCCATTTATATAACTTTGTATTTTGTTTTACCGTCTTCTTTATATGCTTTTAAGCATCTATTCCTATTAGAGTCTTCGGAAACATAAGAAACGTGTATCCATGCTGGATTTTCATCTGTGCCGAACTCCCATATCATTTGATCAAAATCTAAGTTAGCTTTAATGTACTCATACATTTCAGCGTTTGTTTTATGGCCATAAGTGTCATCTATATCTATTGCTCTACCTTCGCAGTGTTGAGATTTAGAACTCCCGCCAATAGCTTTGTTTAATTCTGGCCCGCGATAAAAAGAGTTTATCTTAATAGGCTTGCCAACCCATTTTCTTAAAGGTTCAAATACTTTTTCAGCAAGAATTTCCATATTTGTACGATGATACCCGGTAGGCTCATTGTCTATACCTAGTCTTAAGGCTGTAAAGCTAACTACACCTTCTTTATATGAAATATGCTTGCTTATCATTGCTATTTATTTTTTTTTCTGTTAATAACACTTGCATACCACTTATGAGCAGTATAAAAAATAGATATAACTAGCAACACTATTTTAAGTACGGTTTCAGCGCTTGAAACGCTTATAGCAAAAGTGGTGCCGTTAAGGGCGAAAATTTTAATATCATCTAAACTCATAACCTGCTATTTTTTATGTTTACCGCAACCGCAAGTAGAGTTAGCTTTCTTTTTAATTTTTTTCAAACCAGGTAGAATGGCTTTCCTTTTCTTTTTCAATTTCATGTTATCTAGTTTTATCTTTGTTCACGTTTTGTATTGCTGTTTGTAAAACCCTGTCGGTATAAGTTTTACCCCTCATTATTGAGTTTCTTTTTTCACTAGTAGGCAAATCTTCTTCACCTAACATAATTCGATACATTCTGCTTATAAGTTGTTTACACTTAAAGGATACTTTATATATATTATATTTTTGAGTGGTTCTGTTACGGTTCCTCCATACAACGATCCAACCCTCTTTTAGCAACCTATTCCATCGTCTATTATCCCAACTATAAGCGTATGTACCAATTTTAAAGTCTTGTTTAGTAAAAAAATCCATACAGTCAAAGTATATCAGCAATTCTAAGTCTGCGTCGTTTAGACCGTTATTTCTACAAGCCCACTTTCTTATTACTCTATAGTGTTTAAGTAGGTTTAAGTCTTTTACATCTTTTGCTTCAAGTCTTCTCATAAAACTACAACAACATCTTGCATTTTTATAACTCTATACATTTCTTTTTCGTATTCAATAGTATTTCCAGAGTGTTTGTCGTAATATATTACATCACCATCATTCAATCCTTTTATTTGATCTCCTACTGATACAATAACTCCTTCTCTATATCTAATGTCTTCTCTATCTTTTTCAGAAAGAATAAGACCACCTTTTGTTTTTTCTGTACCTATCTTTTTTGGTTTTACAACTAAATTTATACCGACTGCTCTCATTGTATTCTAAGATTATTGATTACACAATCAGTTGACAATATAGTTGTAGCTACAGACACTGCGTTTCTTAATGCGCTTTTAGTAACTAAAGAAGGATCAATAATACCTTTTTTAATCATATTCACACTCTTACCTGTTATTACGTCTATACCTGTACCTTTTCTTTCTGGATAAACTTCGTCAAGACCAGCGTTGCTTAAAATGGTTCTATAAGGAGCTTTAATGGCTTCTAATAGTATTTTTTCTGCTTCGCTGCTGCATTTCACTAATGCCGATGCGTTTAGTAGCGTGATTCCTCCTCCTGGTACAATACCTTCTTTTACTGCGGCTTTTGTAGCGCATATTGCATCTTCTACTCTATCTTTTTTTTCTTTTAGTTCTACTTCAGAACTAGCGCCTACTTTTACAACCGCAACTTTACAAGACAGAAAAGCTAATCGTTTTTCCAGACTAACTATAACACCTGGTAGCTTAGTTTCTTTAATTTTAACTTTTAAAGAATCAATTATGCTTTGAACTTCTTGATTTATTTCTTCTACTTGAATTATTGTTTCTTCATTATTGGTTATAGACTTAACGCAAGAACCTAAGTGTTCTAATCCAATCATATCTAGATCATCGCCTAAATCTTCGTTAATTACAGTAGCTCCTGTTAATAAAGATAGGTCTTGTAGCTTTTCTTTTCTATAAGTACCAAAATCAGGTGCATCAATAATGTTTACTTTTATATTACCTTTCAGTTTGTTCATTGCTAAAGCAGATGAAACTTGAGGACTAGAGTCTCCAATTATTAGTAGAGACTTATTATTTTTAATAACGTATTCTAATACAGTCTGTATTTTACGTATATTTTCAATTTCGTTTTCCACTATTAAGACAAGTGGATTTTCTAACTCTGCTGATTTGTTTTGCTCATTAGTTACAAAGTGATTGCTCTTTAAAGATTTGTCAAAGGTAGCTCCGTTGATTATCTCATAGCTTGTTTTGTCATCAACAGATTCTTCCATTGTTACAACTCCGGTTTGTCCAACTTCCTTAAAAGCAGATCCAATTACTTCTCCTAACTCTTTGTCGTTATTTGCAGAAATAGTAGCTACGTTGTTTACCATATCGCCTGTTACAGGTATCGATACTTTTTCTACGTATTTTATTACCTTAGAACAAGCTGACTCAATTCCGTCTTTAACTTCTCTTTGAGTTAAGTTTTTTTGCTTGTAAGCTTCTGTTAAAATAGAGTGTGCTAGTACTGTAGCCGTTGTTGTTCCATCTCCAGCTTCTTTCACAGTTTGTCTAGCAGCTTCCTTTAAAAGCGTAGCACCCATATTTTCAATTGGGTCAAGTAATGTAATAGAGTTAGCCACTGTAACTCCGTCTTTTGTGATAACAGGTTTTCCTATTCCGTCTTCCAGGATCACACATTTACCGCTAGCTCCTAAGGTAGAACTAACGGCATTTGTGAGTTTTTCTATACCGTTAAATATACTATTTTTAGCCTCGTCTCCAAAGCTTAAATTCTTTACTATTTTGTCTGACATGATATTATTATATTAAATTTAATTCAATATATATATCATTACTTAAAATAATAGTTTTTTACACTATTTATTCTTCAGTAGGCTCTTCCTCTGTAACAGGTTCTACCTCTGCCTGTAGCCAATCTAATTCTGTTACATCTTCATTTTTAGGTGTAACCTTGTCTGATATAGCTTTTGATATAACCTTATTCATATGGTCTACTGGATGGTTTGCTTTTGCCCATTCAATAACTATTTCTTCTGTTAAAGTCTCGATAGCCGAGAAGTTGTCTGCCGATGGCGCTCCTACTGGACAAGCTCCCTTAAATGTGTACGATTCTCCTGAATCTTGGTCTGTTCCTGTGTAATCAAAATTAATGTGTGTAACTACATTTGACAATCCGTCTAGTGAAGGTGCTTTTTTTAAAGCAGTAATCTTCCATATGTAAGTAATATTCATATCTCTAATTGTTTTCTAATATTTGTATTCTATTTTCTAATTGTTCTATTTTTTGTATTGCTTCTTGTAAAGCTGCTGTTAGTAAGGGTACTATTTTCGATTGGTCAATACCTTGATATTCAGGATTACCATGTATATCCACGGCGTCTTTTTCACCAGTTACAGACTCTGGCACAACATCCGCTGTTTCATGAGCTATGAACCCGTCTACAGGAGCATTGTCTTCTCCTTCTATAAAGTTAAATCTACAAGGCTTTAGACTTTTAATTCTATCTATACCGTTTGTTATTGGGACAATATTTTCTTTAAGCCTGTAATCAGAACTAGTATTATAACTTGTACTGCTGCTGTTTGCAATGATGCTTCCAACAGTTGACGATGATTCATTAAGTATTCTAAAAGCCATTGAGCCAAAACTACTGTTTCTTTTAAATTGAATTCCTGTACCATAGCCCGCACCTAGCATATCAATGAGCACTTGGCCATAACCGCCTGAAGGGTTTATTTTAATACCTGTTCCGCCAGAGTTGTTGGTCACTTCAAGCTTGGCACCAGGACTAGTAGTCCCAATCCCTACGTTACCATCATCTGTGATACGAATTCTTTCTTCTTGAGCAGCGTTGGATGGTGAAGTATAAAAAGCTAGTCCTGAACTAAACGTTGTTGTTGAGGTTCCGTTTCCACTTTCACAAACAGCTATAATACTTGCCGCTGTTCTTGCGCCTACGCCTGAACCGTCTTCTCCGTAAAATTCAATTTTACCTAGCTCATCATCTACACCCCAGCCTGTTTTTCCTCCTGCTATAATTCTTAAGTATCCAGAAGTAAAAGAATTATTTCCAGTACCTGCAGAATTATATGTATCTATTTCAACTCGGTCAGCAACATCAAAGTTACCATTAACTTTTAAGCCGTTTATATTAGAAGTACTTGCTGGGTTAACGTAAAAAACAGTATTGCTTGAATCGTAGAAAATAGGTGCTCTCATGTCTGAGTTATGAAGAGCGTAGTCAGTATTAACTATAAAAGCTTCATTCGAACCAAATTTCAACGAGAAAGTATTGAACCTGTTAGCTGTAGAGCTTCCGATCATACCTATTTGCAGCTTCTTGTTAGGTCCGTCGTATTCTATAGCGGGACCTCCATATCCATATTGGTGAAATTGTATCTGTGGTTTTTTTGTGGTTGCACTACCTCCATTTCTACTCTGTATTTGAATTGCTGAAGATGCCACTATAGAAGGCTTATGCCAGCCAGCATTTGTGTCCCCGCCCCAGTTAGCCTCTCCGTCGTTATAACGCGTCGAGTAATCGTCTCCGTAATAATCATACTCATCTGTATTTCCGCCTTTAGCAACTAACTGCCCGTCTATCGCTAAGAGAGATGCCGCTCTGCTATCACCACTATGCCACTTACCTAATCTCCATCCGGATGTACCTGTTCCACCACTATCAACTGCAAATGTAATACCCCTATCATAAGTACTATCCCCTGACATTGTGGTAATAAGTAAGTCGTGCGCCTTAGGTGCGTCTGCAGCTAGACCAGAAATTTGAGATTTAGTGTTAGCTGATCCTGTAAACCAAGTACCATTACCAGCACCAATCCAAAATTGATTGTGCCCGTTCATATGTAAGTTAGTAAGATTGCTAAAATCTACCGCGTCCCAGTTTGTTGACTGCGCAAAATCTGTTCTTTTATTTATAACATCTAAATCATTTACCCTAGTAGTACTTGCTGGGTTTACGTAATATGCAGTATCGTTACTGTCATAGAATATAGGAGCTTTTATATCACCTTGGACATCTAAATCCTTAGTCACGTTAAGTTCACCATTTTGATCGTAGTAATGTTGTTCTCTTCTACCTGAAGGGTAACCACCCCATATCTGCATACCGTACAAATTAATGACTCTATCAGAATAAGATCCAGTAGACCACGTAGGAGTGAATTCTATTCTAACACTTTTATAGTGACTTGCAGAAGTTGTGCGGTTTTCATCCCAAGGTATAGTGCTAAAAGGAAGGTACAAGTGACCAGGCCATGAGCTAACTGTAGTACTAGAGCTAGTGTGTTGTACCCAAGCTGAATTTAACTGGTTATACTTCCATATATGAACCCGTGTACTATGACTATTACTAGACCAATAAGCATACATAGCATTAGCGTATGTATAACTTTTACCAACAAACTCTACTCTGTACTTATAAGCCCCGTTAGGTATTGCAATATTAGAATTATTAGTTCTTAAAAATCTTCGCTTTTGATCATCAGATACAGATGTTACCTCTGTCCAAGCACTACTACTTGTGTCTTGCTTCCAGAAAGTCAAATCCGATAAATCGTCATAATCATTTGCTAAAGTAGTTTTAGGAGTAAACTGGTTATCAAACAAAGCCATTTCACTAACGGTAGGTGAGCCTAGGTTGTTTCTTGGTATTCCTGAAGCTGCTTGAGTAAATGTATTGGCTTGAATATCCGCGTTTACATCTAAGCTTCCACTCATTGTATCTCCGGTGACATTTACAAACCGTGAGTTCGACTCTGATTCAGTATAATACCTGTCGTCGTGATTGTGAGAAGCAGAAGCTTTATTGTCTAAAGCTGACTGAAGAGAGTCTATATTACTAATAGTGTGATTATGACTATCATCCTGAACGGTAGCAGTAATACTTGCGTTTCCACTTCCATCCCAACTAACACTTCCTGTAACATCACCGGTTAAGCTAAGTGTCCTAGCGGTCGTCCACTTATCTGCATTTGGATGATAGTCATCAGCAAAAATTCTTTGCCAAGCTTGAACATTTCCACCTTGAACTCTTGAAAAGTATATATCGCTTGAATTTAATCCAGTTGCAATTTGAGAATAATATCCACTACTGTTAGCATGATTGAAAATTAAATTATGATACCAACCATTTGCAGGATTTCTTGGGGTAGAGCCATCTAAACCAGTGCCTCCGTTTCCTGATTGATCTGTCCATTGCACATATGAAGCACCGAAATCTATAGTTCCATTTTCATGCAGCTTAGAATGAGTATGCGTACTAGGTGCAAACGTAGTTGGTTTACTTGTTATGTTGTTCCAAGAGTGCGAATGACTGTCATTGTTTACAGCAACGCTTAAAGATACATTTGCAGACCCATCCCAACTAACACTTCCTGACGCATCTCCTGTTAATGTAATAGTTCTAGCTGATGTCCACTTATCCGCGTTAGGGTGATAACCATCATGGAATACGTTATTAGTACCGTATGTTAAATTTCCAGTACCCGATCTACCTAATGCTGTATTATCGCTACTACCAAATACTATATAACCTTTTGTACTATCTTGAGAACCTGTAACTTGTACAGTATTTGCAACGTTAGTATCTCCAAACCAAGCATCATCTCCAATTCTTATATTTGTTCCACTACCATTATGTGTAGTAATAATCTGTGGTACTGTTAAATTACCGGTCATTGTTCCACCCGCTAGTGGTAGTTTAGCAGCGATACTGTTTGTCACTGTTGCGCTAAAGTTTGCATCATCACCGAGAGCAGCCGCTAACTCATTTAATGTATTTAACGAACCTGGAGCAGAAGCTACCAGATTATTTATTTGTGTTGTTACATAAGATTGCGTAGCGTAACCATTAAGACTAGGTATAGTCGGCTTATTAGTTAAGTCATTGTAGTTACCGCTAAATATATCGCCGCTCGTGGCGTACGAGCCGTGATTACTAACTACAGTATTAAGAGATGCCATCATTGACGCATCTAAATTGTGATCACCTATATTTATCGAATCTGTTGTATATTTCTTACCCATTTATTACCAATTGTTTTGTACTATGTTAACCCATGCGTATGTTGTAGCTCCTGTTCGCATACACATATCCACATAACTATTATTACCTGAAACTCTATATCTTAACGTACCAGCTTTACTAGCTGATGCAGTATCTGTGTCATTACCCATCTGTATACTACCGTCCATGGACAAGTCTCCAGAAGTGTCAAAATCTTCAATAGGTATATTGTTTAATCTTATTTTTTTAACCTCTGTAGTGGTACCTGGATTTACTCCCTGTATTAGTATATAGTCAGAGTAAGTTCCACCTCCCGAAACCGCAGAAGCTTCTGTAGCTGCTCTAATTAAACTAGTAGTAGAAGTAGAGTAATCTGCAGA